CGCCGCCTGAGCTTCCCCCGCTTGCGCGGCTTCCTGTTCCTTGCGTTTCAAGCCTGAAACGTCCATCACAGCGGCGAATACTTCGTTCATGTTGCCAATATCAATTAAATCCGCCACTTCTTCGCGCGTCATATCGGGATAGTTGCGGCTCATGGCGGCATAGGCGCAATCGATAACGGTAGAAATCTGTTTTGCGTCTTGTACATTGCCGTCAAACGCACCAATGCGGCTTTGCAACTGTTCCAACGCGCCAAGTGCGATAGGTGGGATAACGTAATTTGTGCCGTTCAGTTCAACGGTTACGCCTTTAATTCGTACGGTCATTTTGTTTTCCTTTTTTGGGGTAAATGAAAAAGGCCGTCATTTTCAGACGGCCTGCATTATTACTCTTGAATCCACAACGTACCGACTTTAAAGCCTGCTTCATCGGTTGAGGCAGTAAAGTCAATTTCAGGCACGGAGAAATCATCGTTTTTGGTTGAGAACAAGCCCAATTTACCACTGGTTACGCTTTCCAGTTCCAACAAGGCTTTTTTACCTTTGAATTGCGTCAGGTATTTCAGCTTAAAGGTCGGCGTGTTACCCATCGCCATATTAGACAGCTCAATTTTCTTGGCTGACGGCATAGTTTGTGTATAGGTAAAGCTTGGGAACACCGTTTTGCCTTTAGCGCTCTCGTGGAACGTGTAAAGGCCGGTATTGGAAACCGTGTATTGACCTGCTGCCGGGTTGCTGGCTACTTTGATATAAGCAGTGCCGTCCTCGCCCATCACACCGGCATCCTCAACAAATCGGCCACCATTTGGAGCAGTCACTTGAACAGTGTAAGCACCTGAAGCAGGCACGGATTTGCCAGTGATATCGGCAAACAGGGCTTTCATCGTTCCGGTCGCAAACTCAGCGCCGAAGAACAGGGTGTTCAGCGTTAAGCCGTTAATTAACGCGCCCTTAAATTTGCCTGAAACTTTGACCTTACCTTGAGCAACAGCCAGCGCAAAGCGGTTTTGGCCGTAAAACTCTTTCAATTCTGCCGACAAGTCAACAGACATTTCTTGCAAGCCCATGATGCGCACGGGCGTTGCGTTTTGCACACGGTTGCCGTAGGCATCCGTAATCATTTCAGCGAAAACCTCGCCACTACCAAACGTCAACTGCATGACATTTCCTTTCTAATTGCCGACTAAGCGGCGCAAATCATAATTGGGATAATACAGACGGCCTGATTGCCAAGCGTTCCCTCGTCTGTTTCTACCGTACCCTCAACGCGGCAATACTCAACATCCGCGCCATCGACCACTAAAGCCGTCTTCCCCGTGATTGGGTGTACAGCGTTCACGGTATTGCACACTGCGTCAATCAGCGGATTCATGATAGGCGCTGGCGGCTCGCCTGCCGTCTGAACATACAAATACACGTCAACACGCAACAGCCATTTCGTCTCTTGCCCTGTTGTCGTTACCGCCTGCATATCGCCTTGAGCCATAAATAACGCTGGTTGGTCATAGCCTTTCACGTCATTCCAGTGCAACAGTTTGCGGCTCTTGGTTGTAAAACCATCTAATGCCTCAAGCTTTGCCCACAGTGCGGAATAAATCGCTTCACGATTCATCGTAGTGCCCTTTCAATGGATTTTTGCAAATCCGCCTCAATCCCCGGCTTCATATCGCACAAAGCCGACCGTAAAAACGACCGTTCAGGCAGTCTCACATTGCGAGAGTGGGCGCGGATTTGCACATAACGCGGCGATTTCAATGGCCTGCCGAAAGCCTGACGTATCTGCCTCATTGAGGCTTTAACGTTGACTGTTCCGGCAAAGCCATATTCATGCGCCGCGCCGTATCGGACATTCGTGTTGACCTCGCCAACTACCAAACCGCCCGAACTGGTTACTTGATGATGTATTGAGCGGCGAAGATTGCCAGTCCGTACATTCAACACCTGCCCAGACAGGCGGTTTCGCATGACTTCACGTTGCAACTTCAAAACCGACCGACCGATTGA